CAGACATGCAGGCGATGGCAGAGCTACTCGACGAACTGTCAGACACCATCGCCACCATCTACGCGGACCGCGCCGGCGGCACCACGGCGACGTGGCGGGACGCGATGAAAGCCGAGACGTGGTACTCCGCGGCAAACGCCGTAGAGGCCGGGCTCGCGGACCGTGTGGAGCACGACACGACGGAACCGCCGCCGGAAGATCGGCAGAGCCAGTTGATCCGCGCACGGGCGCGGCTACTCCTGAAAGGGGAGTGACAGTGGACATCGATCAGATTCTCGCCGCGCTGCAAGCCGTCATCGACGGTGCGGCCGGCCGGCCTCTGACGGCCGAGGAGGTCACGCAGTACGAGGGCCTCGAAACGCAGCTTGCCGCCGCCCAGGTCGACCAGGGCATCAGGGCGCGGCAGAACGCGTACAACACGCCGGTGCGGAACGATCTGCACGTCAACGTGGGTGGCGCCGAGCGCGACGAGTTCGCGGACCTCAACGCCGCATTCACCAACTACCTCCGCACCGGCCGGCCCAACGCCGACATTGCGGAGCTTCGCAACGCACAGGAGGCCGGCACGGACTCGGAGGGCGGCTACCTCGTGTCGCCGCAATTCCGGCAGAAGCTCGTGGAGGTCCGCGCCGCGTACGGCGGCCTGGCCGCGGAGGTCGACAGCTTCACCACGGAGCGCGGCGGCTCGCTCGAATACCCGTCCCTCGACGACACCGCCAACTCTGGCGGAATCACGGACGAGGAAGCCGCGTTCGTCGATGGCGACGATCTGGCGTTCGGCACCGTGGCGCTCGGGGCGTTCAAGTACACGTCGACCGGCGCCGGCACCACAACCCCGCTGCGCGTGTCCACGGAACTGCTACAGGACTCGGAGTTTGACGTCGAGGCCCTGGTGTCCCGCGCGCTGGGGACGCGCATCCAGCGCAAGCAGGCGGCCGACTGGGTGAACGGCAACGGCACCACGCTTCCGTTCGGCCTGCTCCACGACGGGCTCACCGCGGACGTCGTGCTCGACGTCGAGGCCACCATCGACTACGACGAGATTCTCGACGTCGAGGCCGCGCTGGATCCCGAGTACGAGCAGAATGCTAAGTGGGTGATGAGCAAGGGCACGTGGGTCGCAATCCGCCGGATCGTCGTGGACGGCCGGCCGCTCATCAACCCGCAGACCATGGGCATCGGCCAGGCGCCGGCGAGGGAACTGCTCGGCTACCCGGTCATCATCGACCAGGGCTGCAACGCCGTCACCGCGGACGGCGTGGCAGGCGGGTTCGCCGCGCTGGGTGACTTCCGCGAGGCGTACGTTATCCGCCGTGTGGCGCCGCTCGTGGTCGTCGTCAACCCGTGGACGCGGATGAACAACGGCCAGGTCGAGTACGTGGCGTGGGAACGGGCCGATGGCAACATCCAGAACCGTTCGGCGTACGCCACCCTCGAAAACATCACCACCTGACAACCCTTCACAAACGTGGGAGCTCCACCACGGCGGCCCCCCTCCGGGGTGGGGCTCCCACACACCCGAACCGAACCGATCCCGACCAGGAAAGGAACCGCCATGTTGCTCAGAGACAACCCCGCGGCGCTCAGGGAATACAAGGAGCGCAAGGCAAAGGCGCTCGCCAAGACGGCGACCGCCCGTAAGGCCGCGGACCGCAGGAAGGCCGCACACAACGCCGGCACCGCGACGGCGCCCGGCAGGCCGGCGCAGTCCTGATGTCCGCCGTGGGCCTGCTCGTGGTGCTGCTGGCAGTGCTGCTGCTGCTGCACCTGCTCGGCGTGATCTGAGAGGGAGGACCGACCGATGGCGTGGGCGCCGGATTACGTGACACTCGCGGAACTGAAAACGTATCTGCGAATCACAGACACCGCGGATGACGCGGAACTGGCGCTCGCCATCACGGCGGCCTCACGGGCCGTGGACGGCTACTGCCGGCGGCAATTCGGCCAAGTGGCCGCCGCGGAGGAACGGTCGTACACGGCCTACTACGACCGCCGCGCCCGCGTGTGGGTCGTCGTGTTCGACGACCTGCAGGACATCACCGGCCTCACTGTGACAGTCGAGGCCGGCGCGGTCGACGACTACACCCTCGAACCCGTGAACGCGGCGCAAAAGGGAAAGCCGTTCGAGCGTCTCCGCGTCAACTCTGGCAGCACAGCGATGCCCACAAGCGAACGGCACGGCGTCACCATAGACGCCGTGTGGGGATGGGACGCCGTACCGGCCGCCGTCGAGCAGGCCACAATGATGCAGGCGCACCGCTACCACTCGCGACGGTGGTCCCCGTACGGGGTCGCCGGCTCGCCCGACCAGGGCTCAGAGATGCGACTGCTCGCCAGGCTCGACCCCGACGTCGAGTCGTCCCTGTCGAGGGCCAAGCTGTACCGCTGGTGGGCGGCGGCCTGACCATGGACCTAGGCGACGTCATGGACGCGATTTCCACGCGCGTCGACACCATCACCGGCCTGCGATGCTTCGCGTGGCCGCCAGACAGCATCACCCCGCCGGCGGCCATCGTCGCGTACCCGGAGGAAATGCAACTCGACGCAACCTACAGCCGGGGCGCCGACACAATAACGCTCCCGCTGATCGTGGCCGTGGGAAAGGCGCACGACCGATCCACCCGGGACAAGGTGGCGGCCTACTGTGAAGGCGGCGGCGCGACGTCGATAAAGGCCGTCGTCGAGTCAGGCACATACACGGCGTTTGACTCTGTGCGGGTGACCCGCGTCGAGTTCGACGTCGTAACAATCGGGGGCATCGACTACCTCGCGGCCCTATTCGAGCTAGACATCATCGGAGACGGAGCGTAAGAAAATGGCCAAGGTTCACGGTAAGGTGACGTACGTCTCCCTCGACGGCGACGACCTCTCGCAGTACGCGGACAACTCGGAATTGAAGTTCGAGGCCGACGAGCACGACGTCACCACGTACGGCAATGATGGGCACGTGTTCTTGGGCGGGCTCACGTCGGGGTCTGTCACCATCTCGGGCAAGTACGACTCAACCGCCGGCACCGGCCCGCGGGCCGTCATCCTGCCGCTGCGCGGGACTGTCGTCGTGCTCATCCACAGGCCCGAGGGCACCGGCGCATCGCTGCCACAGGACGAGGTCGACGTCCTGGTCAAGAGCTACGTCCAGACCCACCCCGTCGCGGATTACGTCATGTGGTCCGTCGAACTGACCATGAGCGGCGACGTCGACTCGACGGCGCAGAGCGCGTGAGCGCCGTCGACCGAGAGGCGTTGTTCAAGACGCGTCTCCCCGAGGAGGAGTACGAGCTACCCGGGCTCGGCACGTTCCGAATCCGCGGCCTGTCACGCGGCGAAGTCCTCGCCGCACAGCACGACGACCCACGGCTGGCCGTGTTCGAGCGGCGACTCCTGGCCCGCGGGGTCGTCGACCCCAAGCTGTCAGAGGCCGACGTCGGCCGCTGGCAGGAGGCGTCACCCTCGGGTGAAATGGAACCGCTCATCGCCCGAATCCAACTCCTGTCAGGGATCGGACGGGAGGTCGAAAAAGGCGTATACGAGTCGTTTCGAGACGAACCCGGAAATGGAATTCGAGATGTACCTAGCGGCGAAACTGACAATGACAGTGGCGCAGCTACGGGAGGAAATGTCGGCTGACGAATTCACACGCTGGCACGTGTACTTTGCACGAAAGGCACAACGGGACGAACTGGCACGGCTACAACAGCAGGGGAGCGGTGGGCAATGACGCAGGTTCAGCAGGTCGTCGCCATCGCCGCACAGTTGACCGTGATTGCGGCGGCGTTGGGCGGCTCCCTCCTGTGGTTCAAGAAGTGGCTACGCCAGCAGGTGTCAGAACCGCTCGGGCGTGTCGAATCGGAAGTGACGCCCAATGGCGGCGCGTCCATGAACGACGCCGTGACCCGCACAGAGCGGGCCGTGGACGTCCTGGGCCGCCGTTTCGAGGATCACCTACGCACAGCCCACCACGCGGCCCCTGTGGCGCCCGTGGTGGTCGTGGAGAGGCCGGCCCGCGATGCCTAGCGACCCGAGGATCCACGTCGAAGGGCTCCGCGAGTTTCAAGCGTCCCTAAAGCGTCTCGACTCTGACATGCCAAAGGTATTACGGCTGGGCCTAAACAGCGTGGCGGACGTGGTGGTCGACGTGGCCCGCCCACGAGTCGCATCCCGATCCGGTCGGGCTCGCGGTTCCGTGAGGGCCAAGAGCACCCGCACAGCCGTCCGCGTCGCCGGCGGCGGCAAACGGGTGCCATATTACGGATGGCTCGACTACGGCGGCAAGGTCGGCCGTAGCCGCTCCGTGGTCCGACCGTTCAAGAAGGAAGGCCGATACCTGTACCCGGCCTACTACGCCACCCGCGACGACATCCCACGGTTGCTAGAGGATGCCCTAGTGGACACGGCACGACAGGCCGGACTGGAGGTCACCCGATGAGCCGCAAGCCAGAGGTAACACTCACGTTCGCCGGCGATCACGACCAACTCACGAAATCGTTCGGCAAGGTGGGCGCGTCGTCTAAGGAAATGGCCGACGACGTGGGCCGTTCGTCTAAGGCGTTGCGCGACAGTGGCGACAGTTTCGACCGCGCCGGCGAAGCGTCAGACAACCTCGACACTAAAGCAATGGGATTCCGTGACACCCTCACCGGCGTCGAGGACACCGGCCGCGGCGTGTCAATGATGATGAAAGGCGACATGTTCGACGGGGCGCTAATGCTGGGAATGGGACTCGGGGACCTAGGCTCCGGGCTCTACAATTTCATCATTCCGTCATTCAAGGCGCTCACGACGAACATGATTGCGAGCGCTGTGGGGACCGCCAGGGCCACCGCGTCGACCGTCGCACACAAGGTGGCCACAATGGGGTCAACGGTCGCCACGGGGGCGCTCACGGTCGCACAGCGCGGCCTCAACCTGGCGATGCGAGCGAACCCGCTCGGTCTGGTCATCACGGCACTGTTCCTCATCGGGGGCGCGTTCGTCGCCGCGTACAAGAAGAGCGAGACGTTCCGCCGCATCGTCACCAGCGCCGTCAACGGCGTCAAGGCTGTGGTCCGCGGCGTGGGCGATTTCATCAAAGGGGTGTGGAATAGGGCGTTTGGCGCCGTACGTACGGTCTGGAACAGCACCGTGGGCGGGAAGGGCTTTACCGTGCCCGACTGGATCCCGGTCATCGGCGGCAAAACCTTCCGAATTCCGAGGATGCACACCGGCGGCATCGTCCCCGGGGCGCCCGGGCAAGAAACCGTGGCCATCCTGCAGGCCGGCGAACGCGTCACCCCGTCGAGCAGGGCCGGCGGCCGGACCGTGATCGAATTACGCGGACAAGATGACATGGCGCGGCTGCTGATCGAGGTCTTACGGAGGGCGATCCGCGGGAAGGGCGGGGACGTGCAGTTTGTCCTCGGGGACGTCTGAGATGGCGGCCCTAGATGTGGTCGTAGAGCTTTGGATAGATGACGCATGGGTGGACATCACCGGCGACGTCTACACCCGGGCGCCTATCACCATCGCCCGCGGACACACCGCGGAGGGCGGCCAGGTCGAACCGTCCACATGCACGCTCACAGTGAACAACCGAGACGGCACCTACTCGCCACGCAACCCGACCGGCGACTACTACGGCAAGATCGGCCGGAACACGCCCGCCCGGGTGTCAGTGACCGCCGACATACGCCTAGTCGGAGAGGTCGCTGTGTGGCCGACCCGCTGGGACGAGCCCGGCAAGGACGTTTACGCGGCGCTGGAGGTCGCCGGCATCATGCGCCGGATGGGCCAAGGGAACGCCCCGGCACCCTCGGCGCCGCGGCGCTACCTGCCCACCACGGCGCCGGCCGCGTACTGGCCGCTGGAGGACGGGCCGCAGACGATACAGGCGCGGCTGGAAACGGGCGCCGGCTCCGGCATGAGGGTCCCGCGTGGCGTCACGTCGCCGCAAGTGTGGGGCCAGGGGAAACTAGCCGACTGGCTGCCGCCGGCCGCCCGCCCCGACGAGGAGCTAGCCGGGGTGTTCACCGCGGACGTCGCCATGGCTGGCTTCACTGACACATGGACAGTGGAAATGATTCGGGCAGGTGGGAGCTCCGACCCGCCCACGGTGGGCGGTACCCTCATGAGCGCCGTATGGAACGAAGGCGGCTTCGGGGACGCCGACGTTTACACCATCCTCCGATTCGACCAGAGCAACAGTCAGGTCGCGATCGACATAGGGTTTTCGACGCTGGACACGGCGGCCGTAGACGCATCGCTGTGGGACGACAATCCGCACCACGTGCGCATGACCGCCACGCAGGACGGCGCGGACATCGATTACGAGGTATGGGTGGACGGCGCGCTGGCGCTGTCCACCACCGACACCGGGGAAACTCTCGGACCGGTCCGCCAGGTGGCCGTCACAGTCTCCACCACAGTGTCCGTCCCGCTCGTGTTCGGACATATGGCCGTATGGACCGACCCGCCCACCCTGGCTGACAGCGTAGACGCCGCATTCGGGCACACCGGGGAGGCGTCAGGCCGGCGCATTGAACGAATCTGCGCCGAGCAGGGGATCCCGTTTGTCGCCGTGGGTGACCTGGACGACACCGCCCCGATGGGGCCGCAGGCGCCGCTCCCGCCGCTGGAGTTGCTACTGGAGGCCGCCGGCACCGACCACGGCATCCTGTACGAATCGCGCGCGGCGCTCGGGCTCGAATACCGGACCAGGGTAGACCTACAGAATCAGACGCCGGCCCTGACCGCGGACTACTCCGTGAAGGTATTCCACGGGCTGCCCGAACCCGTGGACGATGATCGTTTCACACGAAACGACGTCACCACGAAACGCCCCAAGAGTGGCGAAGCCCGCGCGACCCTCGAGACCGGGGCGCTGTCCACTGCGGACCCGCCGGACGGGGTCGGCACATATGACACGTCAGTCACAGTGAACGCCGCAGGGGACGGATTCCTGGCCAACCATGCCGGCTGGCTGCTCGCGCTGGGCACCGTAGACGAGACACGGTACCCGCGGCTGCCGTTCCGGCTGAACGCCGCACCAAGCATCGCCGCGGACATCGCCAGCCTCGACCTAGGCGACATGGTCCGAATTACAGACCTCCCGGCGTGGCTGCCACCCGACGACGTGGACGTGCTCGTGGTGGGCAGCGTGGAGACGCTCGAATCGCATATGCGCGACATTGAACTAGTCACGGCGCCCGCCGCGCCGTACCGTGTGGGCGTCTACGAAGACACAGCAGGTGACCCGACGAAATACGACACCGCCGGGACGATCCTGCGGGACAACGAGACGTCGAGCTCGACCGCGTTCGTGTTCGAAACTCAAATCGGGCCGCTGTGGACCGAGGACGGCGACGAGTTGCCCGTCGACATAGAGGTTGGCGGGGAGCGTTGCACGGTTACGAACATCGGCGCCCCGTCAGGAACCGATCAGGCCGTCACTGTGGTCCGTTCCGTGAACGGCGTCATCAAGGCCCACGCCGCGGGCACCCCGGTCCGACTGTGGGCGCCAGCCCGGTACGCGCTATAGGAGGACGGCATGCCACTCGCAGGCGAAACGATCATCGCCGGAAAGGTCCCCGGCGAACGGATCGCAACCGATATCGAGACGTCGAACGGGTCCGCGATCGGGACTACCGAAACGGTTGTGATGACCGTGGTCGCACCGGTCGTCACCGGCCGCGTCTACAAGGTGTCCGTGAATATGGCGTTGACGGCGTCCGTGGCCTCCGACGACTGCCAAATCAACATGCGCGAGGACACCGTATCTGGCACCCTCATGCAAGCCGACGTGATCGACGCGCCGATCGTGAACCGCATTCCGCGGGTCGTGCTGGAGGCCGAATACACGGCGGACGCCACCGAGGACAAAACATTTGTCGTCACCATCGACCGGGTCGCCGGGTCCGGCACCTTTACATTGACCGCGTCAGCAAACCGCCCGGCCTACCTTTACGTTGACTTCATCAGGGAGTCGTGATGACTGTCCGAGACTTCGACGGCATCGACGACAAAATCCATTTCGACCCGGCCGCCTGGACTATCGACGGCACGGAACAAATCACCTTTGCGGCACTATGGAGAGCCGACGTGCTCGCAGCCCAAGGGCTGATATGGGCGACCGGGGAATCCGTGAACGTAAACCCGTTCAATGGTGTCTTGTGGGCCACTTTCGGCGGCAGCGCCACAGGAACCCACGCCTACGGCGAAGATGAATGGATGCTGACATTCCTGACCGTCCCGGCGGGCACATCGGGCCGGCAGGTGCGCTCCCACGTCTACAACTACGAAACGGCGGAATGGACCCACGCCGACCACGGGGAGGTGGCTGGGTCCGCCCAGACGATACCGGCAGACTCGCTATTTGTCGGACGCTACGACGGGCAAGCCCAATTCCTAAACGGGAACCTCGCCATGATGGCCGTATGGGCGGGCACAATGCCGTGGGCCGTCGACGACACCGGAGACGCAACAATCGAGGCGGCTGGACTGACAAACGACCCGCAAGCGTGGGTGAACGCAGGCCCGACCCACCTATGGCGATTCGACCAGGCCGACACCGCGGAGCCCGTCACGGACTCGATGGGCGGGGCGCACCAGACCCAACTAGACGGCACAACGGTCCTCACAGGGGACGACCCGCCTGCACCGTGGACGTTCGACCCGCCCGGGCGTACCGATTTTTGGGAGTGGCTGTGGGCCATGGAGCGCGAGGGAGTGCTGTGAGCACTCACAGGCCGATCCACAGACTGTGGATGCCGGCGCGATCGCCGCTCCCGCCACACCCCGCGAGTTCTTGACATCGCGCACCCTACCCGGGCAGAATGGCCGGCATGATGAGACAGATGGTGACGCCAACCGAGTTGGCCACCGAGCTAGGCATCCCAGTCAAGACGCTGGCCGAATGGCGCAGCCGCGGACTCGGGCCGGCCTA